ATCGCAGAGATGCGATTGAATACGTCGTCTGGGATTCGTCCGGGACCAATCAACACGCCTTGTGTTGTAGGAGCAGAGCATAGCAAAAAGACAGTAAATGGCCCTAAGTTATTGCAGGTTGCGACGGCGGTGAAGACGCATATGGACTGGGTTAAGCGAACACGGGCAGGCGAGGATCTACCGATAGAGAATTACAATGTGCATAGGCTGAAGATAGAGCGGAAGTGTAAATACTCAGCCACAAGAGAAACATGTGCTAAGATACACGATAAGAAGCGGGTTTTCTATATCCCAGGGTTGCTTCATAACGTTCACGGTACGTGGGTTAATAAGGAGCGGATGCTGATAGAGCGCGGACCAGTCATCAATGTCGGAAGGCCTTGGTGGTTTGGGGGAGCGCTGCAGTTCGCGGAACTCATGTGCTGGGATGTTCCCGGGATAGAATGGTCAACGGGTGATTTCGTTCATCACGACAAACATATAGTCGATTGGCTGATCATGATCTGGCAGGCAAATGATGTCATGTATTATGATTTTGCTTCTATGACGGATGAGGAGCGTTTCCTTTTTGTGCGTTCTCGCGCGGAGGCGATGTTCAATATGGTTTGCAAGTTGACTATGCATCTTTCGGGGTTGTGGGCAATAATATCGGGAGCACTGTATTCTGGTGGTCCGGAGACATCGCCTTGTGGATCGTGGTGCACGTTGTTTATGTGGTGCATCTTCTTAGTAGACGTTATGGATAAGAATCCGGGCTTAAAGACCAAGATCATGAAGGCATTGAAGGCGAAGGTAATAGCGATAGGAGTATATGGGGACGATCACATGTATTGCAATCCGGCAGTTTGGTCGCGCATACTTAACGGCCATCAGTTTGCGAAGTTCTTAAACCGATATTTTGGATGCATCTTGCAGGAAGTTAAGGTCTACAGTAAGTTTGTGACAGAGCACGATGCATTTGGATTTATCACGTATGAAGGTCCGTCATTCTTAAAGCGACATTTTATTAGTGGAGACGTATCGAAGGGCGAATTGAGGATATTACCGTTTAAACCGACAGGCGAAACTATTGCGAAACTTTTCGCACCTAAAGGCGAAGAATTAATAGACGCCGCATTGTCAGCACTAGGCCAGGCCTGGGATACAATGTTCACGAATAAGTTCGCCTATGACCTTTGCGGAAAATTTTTCTTCGAGATAGTGTCAGACATGAAGACGGGTCCGGATGAATTGTTCGAGGCGCTGTCAACGTACGCCGATGTTTCAGCATATGATAGTTTTGTGAAAAAGCTGGAGCTCGGTTCGCTCATGAATTGTTTTAGAAAATTCCCGTCCTATTTTGAAATGCGACAAACAATGCACAAATTCGACCCCAAAATTCTAGACTTTAGCGTCGATTTGCGCTCTCGTCACGTGCAAGATTTTGGCGAATATCAATATTAAGATCTCTATAATGTAAAC